GAGTCAAAATAACGCGGGTCGAGGTGAGTAACTGGATTGTGGCGCAACACATTCCTCCAATATATAGAAAATAATGGAATGTGGGGGTCAGTGATCAAATAACCAAAGGCGCGGTAAGCCAGTGACAAAGCAGCCGTACCACCTGCTGGGACAGTGACTAAATGAAAACTGGTTATTAGCCGCAGTGGATCAGCCGAATTCCAAACGCCAACCCAGGGGTCAATATAAAGCCTGCCTAAAAACGTGGTATAGCCAGACGAATAGACTCGAGACTTGATGTCTAACCCAAATTTAACCGCGGTGGTAGTAATTGGGATTAGGCGGGCTTCATCTAACCCGTCATCCCCGGAATAAAGCCCACGGCAAACAGAAGAGTAAGCGTCTTCATGATCAGAACCACTATCACTGGCGTTGCAATAGGCAGTGAAAGCATTGACCACAGTGTTGCGGGTGGTAGTGTCGAAAAACCCACTCAAAGTACCAATGCCAATACAAAACGCAGTTTGAACAATCCATTTATAGTAATCAGGACTGTCTCGGGACTGCCCAGAAGGCCATGGACCGACGCCAAAATTGGTCCTGGCCGTAGGTGCAGTAGAAGCACGTAAAAACTGGACCCAGCCCTTATCATCGCCGTAAAACCTGTCTAGAAACGCGAACATCAGCACATGACCAATAGTGCCGGTAGTTGCATCACAATTTGAAAAATCAGTTTCATTGGCGCTGCGTTTACGTGTGTGAAGTTCATGATGAAATGCATGAACTCTGGACTCGATCTCAGTGGGGGTCCAACCACAGCAAAACCAGGGGAGTTGCTTCAAGGCGTCCATCATTGGTGCAATATACGCCGCCCCTATGAAATTTGTTGGGCCTGAGGGGTTAACGATCACACGAGGAACACCTCCGGACTTCAACGGCTCCATCTTTTGAAAAACACTAACCGTGGACCGTGCAACGTCAAAGTACGCGCCCATATCATCAAACTGCTGGACTTGGCTAGACTTAGTCAAGCGGCTGCGTACCGAATCCATATCCAATGGACAAAGAACTACGCCGCCAACTGCCGCATGGACGAAGCGGACTAAGTGCGGGTAGTATTCCGTCGGAAAGGGCAGCCCAGTAGCTGGTAAAACATTGCGGGCATAAACACTGGCGCGTAAAAAGTCTGGAGTAGCAATAAAACCCAATTTTGAATTAGAAACTAAAGGGTTATGAACGGCTACTATGCTGCTTTCAGTGCCAATATCATTATATGTGCGGTCAGTGACAGACTCCATGGTCATAGTGCTAGGAGGCGGCCTGTAAGTACCCATAGACAAACCGTTAGCAACGCAATGCATTAATATAGGTATCGCATCTCTGTAAAGAGCCAAAGTGGTGCTAACTGACTGGTAGTTAGTGGCTTTGGAAGATAAGCAATATCTGCTAACGGCGTCTAGCAACACAGACAAAGGCAACGTGACATGGTGATAGACCCCCTCAAATGCTAAATGGACAGAATCTTGGCTATGCATATATAACGCCTTGCCAAACTGTTGGACGACATAGCTATCATCTAGCATCTTAGGGTAATATTGTGAACAGGAACTGCCACAAACATGAAACGGGCCGGGCAAATATGTCTGGCGAATAATAACCCCATCAAAAGGGCCCGATGAAGGAACGACACTTGGGTTCAAATGGCGGGCAAAACAGCCCACCCACAAGGTTGCGTCAGCATGCAAGGGATAGGTGCGCTGGCAAACAACCTTCTGGTTAACCCAGGAACCCTTACCAAGAAATACAACATTGTATTTGTCGTTCAATACAAACAACTGCTCAGTCGACGCGGTTAATCCATACGTGCGCATCGAATAATAAGAACCTGACCTACCAATGAAGGCGCGAAACCAAACTGGCAGCCAATGACCAGTAATATTATGCAACCCAACAGGGTGACAGAACGAATAAATCGCCTGCCGAAGTGAACCATTGCGGGTTTGATAATAAGTCTCGCTATAGTCAGGGGTGAGAGCATTGCGGGAGGGCCGTAATGACATAAACAAAGCGGAAAACCATAAGCGGATCGTGGCACTATGTTGCGCTACAAAGGCGAGCAGTGCCACGAAGCTGCCAACAACCAAAAACGATGCGTTGAAAGAATCCATAAAAACGTATCTTGATTCGCTAGAAGTAGCGTTAAGACGCATCTCAATGATATGAGATGTGATGTTAAAATGAATTGAGTCCATTATTGCTAATTAGTTGGTGGCCATGTAAATCCGAAAAAACCGGATAACCAT